CAAGAGAAACTTCTGTAGATGATAACGAAACATATTCAGGTCAAAATAGAGATGAGACTGATAATATAGAAAAAATGGGCTTATAATATGGATCCAATTACAAAATTTTTAAATAAAGTTTCACATAAATTTCCTAAAGGGTATCCGGATATTAATGATACTAACGATAGGAAGTTACTAAATACCTTATTAGAAAATATTCTAAAAGAGGAAAAAGCAGATGGAACCACCTCTAAGGAAGAAATCATTCAGATTTTAAAAGATGAGGATTTTACTCCTGAACAATTAACAAGAATACTTTCCTCAGTATCAAGTATAAAATATAAAAAATCTATAATTGACTATATTAAATCAAAAGGTAAAGGTCCTGCTAAGGTAGCTGAGAATATCTACAACAAGATGGTTAATACAGGAGATGCTGCTGTATATGCGGAATATCTAAATAATATGAAAGATTATTCTAGTATTGGTGATAGTGGTAATCTTCTAACACAGTTTGATTTTGTTTCTAAAGATTTAGTAGAATATATTTTACGATTAGAACCATCAATAGGTAGAGTTTCAACTGGTAAAGGTGAAATACTTTTATCAGTAATGCTTAAAGATGTAAGAGATGCTATTTCCGGTGGAGATATTGAAGCTGGTGGAAAGGAAGTAGAAGTAAAAAATAAAGGAGCTGTACCTATGGGTCAAAAAGCTGAATTTAGTGTTAACAGTATGGAAACTGTTTATACTGATATAGAAAAAGAAATTAATCCTAAATTAGCTAATGATATATCACTTAAAGGTGTTGTAAGAAAAAGACCTTTTAATAGATTAGGTATAGTATTTGATGAAATCGCAAAAGAGCAACCAGAAGCTGTAGAAGATTACATACTAGCTATTGATAAAGCACTAAAAAAGAATTACCCAGGTTTAGATTTTTCAAAACTAGATGTAAAATCATATGTAAATGGTAATAGCTTTGATTGGTTAAAATTAGAGCTAGATCTTGCAAAAGAAGTAGTTAAACTTTATATACAAACAGAAGGATTCGAAGAAGTATTTTTCTTAAATGATAATAATGGTAATTATAGAAAAGTAAGTACTAAAACATTAATCGATCAACTTGGTAAAGAAATTAAAATTTATTTTAAAGATGGTTTACCAAGATGGTCATATAACTTTTAATTATTATGTGTAAATGTGGATGTAATACTTGTGATGATAATAAAGCTCCTATTATAAAAGAGGAGAAAAAAGGACTTTTATCTGAAGGTTTAAAGTATCATTTAGAATATAACATCCCCTTATCAGAAAACATCTATCGTATAGGATCAGAAGAATATTGTAAATTATTTCAAGAAGCTCGTAAATTATATAATAAAGGACTAATTGAAGTGAATGATAATGATAAGTGGTATCTAAATGAAAATGTTGGTGAACTAGCATTTTTTGAAGGAAGAAAAGTTATCTTAGATACTCCATTTGAAATTAAAGAAGCTGAATATCAAGGTAAACAAGTTGACCTTAATAAACCAAAAAGAGGAGGAGTAAAAAAGTTTTATGTTTATGTAAAAACTCCCTCTGGTAAAATTAAAAAAGTATCTTTTGGAGGAACTACAGGATTAAAAGTTAAACTTAAAGATCCAGAAAGAAGAAAAGCTTTTGCTGATAGACATAATTGTAAAGATAAAAGAGATAAAACTAAACCAGGTTACTGGTCTTGCAATTTACCAAGATATGCTCATCAGCTTGGCTTAGGTAAAAACATGAATACTTATTGGTAATGGATAGAATAGATAGATTAGTAGAACAATATCTTAAAGAGCTTAAAGAAAAGACTGAAGTTAAACAAGATCCAGATATTAAAGGTAGAAAAGGAACTCAACCAGCTAAATATTATAAAGGATTAAGCAAGTCTACTAAAGCTAAAAGAGATGCTCAGTTTAAAAAGCAGGCTAAAATGTCTGATAAAGATCCTAGTGCATATAAAAAAGCCCCTGGAGATGCTAGAGCTAAGACTAAACCATCAAAATATACTAAAAAATTCGAAAAAATGTTTGGTGAAGTAAAACAAACATTACAAGAAGAAGATAAAGTTACAAAAGCTTTAAAAAATAAAGCAAAAAAAGCTAATGCTCCTCTTTCTGCATTAAGAGCTATATACAATAAAGGTGTAGCTGCATGGAAAACAGGTCATAGACCTGGTGCAGGAATGCATCAATGGGGTTTAGCAAGGGTAAATTCTGTTTTAACAGGAGGAAAAGCAAGAAAAGTTGATGCTGCTCAATGGAAAAAGATCCAAAAATACCGCAAAAACAAGAAAAAGAAGTAGTTTTTACTGATAATTCTTATCAAGATTACTTTATTCGCACTATTTCTGAAGATGTTGATGAAATGTCATTAATATGGCATAAAGATCAATATACTAGAGATATAGAAGTGATACAATCTGATAATTGGCAGTTTCAATTCGATAATAAAGTGCCATTTAAGTTGGAGAATAATCAAAAATTTACTATCTTAAGAGAATGTATACATCGTGTAATAAAAGGAAGCGGTGATTTAATTTTAAAGATAAAGGAACATAAATAAATAAAGATATTTATAAATAATGGAAAAGAAAACTCACAAATACGAAAAATTTAGAATAGTAAACACTGTTTTATTAGCAATTTTAATAATTGTCTTGTTATTAAAAGATTGTGGAAATGGTAATGGAGGACCAACAGAACCTACTATTATTAGAGATACAACAACAATAGTTACTTACGATACTATAACTAATGAAACAGTTAGTTATGTACCACAATACTATGAACGTGAAATTGTAAACTATATTCATGATACAGTTACTCAAATTGAATACAGAATTGAACCTACAGATACAGCAGCTATTTTAGAAGATTACTTCGCTAAATATTATTATGCAGATACAGTTATTCATACAGATAGTTTTACTTTTATTGTTTATGATACTATAACACAAAATCAAATTGCAGGACGATCTTCGTGGTATAATATTTTATACCCTACTATTACAAATACTATAACTGAAAAACACTACATAAATGCATTGGAGGTATACCTTGGTCTTAATTCTGGGTTTGTTGTCAAACCTTTTAATTTGGCTAACGCTAGTATTGGATTAATGTTAAGAACTAAAAAGAGATATATAATAGGAATAAATGGAGGGGTTCAATTTAATCATCAAAATGGTATATTTTCAAACACTACTCCATTTGTAGGAGCAAGCTATTATCAAAAACTCACAAAGAAGTAGTGTCGGATATAAAACAAATAATAAAGCAAGAATATATAAAGTGTGCAACTGATCCTGTACATTTTATGAAGAAGTATTGCTATATCCAACACCCACAAAGAGGTAAAATTAATTTTCATTTATATCCTTTTCAAGAAAGAGTAATGACATTATGGAAAGATAATCCATATTCTATTATTCTTAAATCAAGACAGTTAGGTATTTCAACATTAGGTGCAGGATATGCATTATGGCTAATGTCTTTCTTTGAAAATAAAAACGTACTAGCTTTAGCAACAACTCAAGCTACAGCACGTAACTTAGTTACTAAGGTACAATTTATGTACAACCACTTACCTTCTTGGTTAAAAGTTGATAATGTAGAAAATAATAAATTATCTTTAAGATTAAAGAATGGTTCAAGAATTCAAGCTAAATCATCTTCTCCTGATGCTGCTCGTTCAGAAGCAGTATCTTTATTGATTGTTGATGAGGCTGCATTTATTGATAATATTGGAGAGACTTGGGCAGCAGCTCAACAAACCTTAGCAACTGGTGGTGGAGCATTAGTTTTATCTACACCTTATGGTGTTGGTAATTGGTTTCACAAAATGTGGGTAAGTGCTGAAGAAGGCACAAATAATTTTTTACCTATAAGATTACCATGGGATGTTCATCCGGAAAGAGATCAAGAGTGGAGAGACAGACAAGATTTATTATTAGGAGATCCTAAAAAAGCAGCACAAGAGTGTGATTGTGACTTTAATACATCAGGAGATACAGTATTTCCTGCAGGTCAGTTAACATATATTACAGATGAAACTACTGAGAGTCCAAATGAGAAGAGGGGTATAGATAAATCATTATGGGTATGGGAACCTGTAAATTATTCAAAAAATTATATTATTGCAGCTGACGTTGCAAGAGGTGATGGTCAAGATTATTCTGCTTTTCATATTATTGATATAACTTCGAATACTCAAGTAGCTGAGTATAAAGGTAAACTACCTACATTAGATTTTGGTAATTTATTAGTATCTATTGCAACTGAATATAATAACGCATTATTAGTAGTTGAGAATTCATCTATTGGCTGGGCTGTTATACAAGCTATTCAACAAAGAGGATATAACAACCTATATCATTCTCCAAAAGGTGGTAGCGTTACTGTAGAATCTTTCTTTTCCGAATGGTCCGATCATAGTAAGCTAACACCAGGATTTACTATGAATTTAAAAACTAGACCACTTGCAATATCTAAGTTTTTAGAATTTGTTAACGATAGAAGTGTTACTATTAAATCTAAAAGACTTTTAGAAGAAATGAAAACATTTGTATGGAAGAATGGTAAAGCAACCTCGCAAGAAGGATATAATGACGACCTAGTTATGTCTTTTGCTATTGCAATGTTTATGAGAGATATATCATTAGCTTATAAGTCACAATCTACTGATATGTCTAAAAATATGATGGATGGAATAATTAATACTAAAAATAACAATATTTATACTAATAAACAGTGGGGTGAAAATCCATATAAAGTAGATTTAGATAAAGAAAAAGGTCACGATATTAACTGGCTTTTATAAAAATAAAATATGGCAGATAATAATAATCCAATGCCACCGTATAATGACGGTAAAGATCAAGGACAAATGGGTCCACAAACTGGTATTTTTGCAACTCTAAGAAGATTATTTTCAACTGATGTTGTAATTAAAAATGCAGGTGGAAAGGAACTTAAAGTAGTAGATAGTGATCATATTCAATCTTATGGTAAATATGATACGAATGCTTTAGTAGATAGATTTAATAGAATTTATACCTCAGGACCAACTTCACTATACGGTTATCAGAGTAACTTTAACTATCAATTACTAAGACCACAATTATACTCAGAGTACGATGTAATGGATACAGACGCTATTGTTGCATCCGCTCTTGATATTGTAGCTGATGAATCTACACTTAAAAATGATATGGGAGAAGTATTGCAAATACAATCTTCCGATGATGATATTCAGCAGATTTTATATAACTTATTTTATGATATTTTAAATATAGAATTTAATATGTGGCCATGGGTACGCAATATGTGTAAGTATGGTGACTTCTTTTTAAAACTTGAAATATCTGAAAAATACGGTGTTTACAATGTTATACCTTATTCAGCTTTTCATATTGAAAGACAAGAAGGATGGAATAGAGATAATCCATCTGAAGTAAGATTTAAATATCATCCTCAAGGTATCTCTCAAGGTACAACAGGATTTTATAATGTAACGGGAGCAGCCTCAGAAGATAATAAGAATCAAATTATTCTAGATAATTACGAAGTTGCCCACTTTAGATTATTAACAGATACTAATTATTTACCATATGGTAGAAGTTATCTAGAACCTGGACGTAAATTATTCAAGCAATATACTTTAATGGAAGATGCGATGTTAATTCATCGTATTGTTAGAGCTCCTGAAAAGAGAATCTTTTATATTAATATTGGTAATATTGCACCTAATGAAGTTGAAAACTTTATGCAGAAAGTAGTTTCTAAAATGAAACGAACTCCATACATGGATCAACAAACAGGAGAATATAACTTAAAATATAATATTCAGAACCAATTAGAAGATTTTTATATTCCTGTTAGAGGTAACGATGCTGCTACTAAAATCGAAACTACTAAAGGATTAGAGTATGATGGTATTCAAGATGTTGCTTACTTAAGAGAGAAATTATTTGCAGCATTAAAAGTTCCTAAAGCCTTTATGGGTTACGATGAAAACCTAGATGGTAAAGCAACTTTAGCAGCTCAAGATATTAGATTTGCAAGAACTATTGAAAGAATTCAAAGAATTATCGTTTCAGAATTATATAAAATAGCATTTGTTCATTTATATACATTAGGATATAGAGACGAAAATCTAACTAATTTTAAACTATCTACAACTACTCCTTCTATTATTTATGATCAAGAAAGAGTAGCATTATTAAAAGAAAAAGTTGATCTTGCAGTTCAAATAAAAGATAATAATCTTTTACCAACTGATTGGATTTATGAAAATATATTCCACTTTGGTGAAGAAGAATATCAAGAATATAGAGATCTACAAATTGAAGATGCTAAGCGTAAATTTAGATTATCGCAAGTTGAAGCTGAAGGTAATGATCCTGTTAAAACTGGTAAATCATATGGTACTCCTCACGACTTAGCATCATTATATGGACCTGGAAGATATGGTCAAAAGCAAGATGTACCAAAAGGCTACGATGAAGAAAATCCGGAAGGCCGCCCTAAAGAAAGAGCATCTACAATAGGTACTCAAAATAATAACTTTGGTAGAGATCCGTTAGGAAGTGGAGGCGTCAAGAATGACGTAAATGATAACGGACGTTTAAATCCTAATGCAAAGAGATTTAAGTTTAGTCAAGCAGAAGCAAAAGTAAATAATTTATCAAACAATGGATTATTTAATCGTATTGAATCTAAAAAGCGTGTAATTCTAAAAGAAGAAGACGGGTTATTAGATGAAAATAATATTTTAAACAACGATTAAATATTTATAATAATAAATAAATATAATGGCTAAACATTCGAAGTATAAAAATACAGGTATAATCTTTGAATTACTTGTAAGGCAGCTTACCGAAGATACCATAAATCAGAGATCAAGCAAGTGTCAATCTCTTATTAAAAAATATTTTAATAAATCTACACTACTACCAGAATATAAATTATATAAAAGGATAGTGGAAAAGAAAGAAGAGACTGAATCAAGAGCAAATTTAGTAATAGAATCAACTATTAAATACTCTGAAAAAATTAATCTAGAAGAGAATCGAAAATTAAAATATAATTTAATTAAAGAAATCTCTAACCATTATGATGTAAAAGAATTTTTTAATCATAACATTCCAAACTATAAACCATATGCAGCTTTATATTGTTTAATGGAAGATAATAGATTAGATAATAGTAATTATGAAACTACTTTAAAGAATAAAATTACTTTAGTAGAACATATTACTCAAAAAACAGAAGCTAAAAAAGTAAATAATCAATTAGCTGACTTTTTAGCTGAAGATAAAGATACAAGAAAATTAGTATATCAAGTACTTTTGCAGGAATTTAATTCTAAATATGATGGTTTACTTGATACTCAAAAACAAGCTTTAAGAGAAATTCTTAATAATATTGATAATAAGGAAAGATTAAAATCATTTTATAATTTAAAAATAAATGAAATTAAATCAGATCTTAAACAAGCTATTCTAAATATAAATGATAAAGTAGTTAAAATTAAGGTAAATACATTAGCTGATCTTTTAAAAGAGGCAAGAGTTTATAAGGAAGTAAATGATGAGTCGATTGCTAGACTATTAAAATATTACGAACTACTTGAAGATATTGAACATGGAATCTAAACTAAGAGAAAGAATCCGTAGTCTAATTCAATTAGATGAAGTATCTGCTACAGCAACAGGAGCAGGTTCTTCTGCATTTACCGCAAATACAGGTACAGGAGCTAACTATGCAACACCCTTTGCTTTTAGAAAAGATAAAGATGCTGAAGGAGCTGAACATATTTATTACTATAAACTAGGTTTTAAGCCGGTACCTAAAACTAAACCAAAGTCATTTGACATTAAAAAAATATATTAATGAGCTCATTACAGAATCAATATAACAATATAAAAGAAGGTAAAGGAAATAAAGATGCTCTTTTAAGAGAGTCTAAAAGAATGTTCCCTAACTACATTCCTAACTCAGCTAACTATAATCAAGCTGTAGATATCCTAAAGTCAAGAGAAATTATTAATGAGAATGTAATCGGATTACAAGCTATTAATCAAATTCAACCTACTAAAAAAGAAAATTTTGAAACTGCTTTTGAAAAATTTTTAGCTGAAGAAACTAAAGATGCTAAAGCAACTGAAAGAAAACAATCAAAATTAGTAGATGAACCTCTATCACATCAGTATCCATATCAAGAAAAAGATAGATTAGATAATCAAATATTTGATCAAATTATGTCTGGATATTATACTGAGATGAAAGATCCTAAAAATGTAGATAAAACAGAAGAAGAATTAAAAGCAATTGTCCTTAAGAATCTTGAAAAGGATCCTTTATATTATACAAAAGAAGCACAATTTGGTATTAAAGGTCTCGGATATAGAGATGACGTACCTGGTGCAGGTTTAGTAAAAGAACCAACTGGAAAGTATAAAGCTTCTGGATATGGTGATCTAAAAGAGAGTAAGGAAGTAGCTGAAGCTTCTTCAATCCCAAGTGAAGAATTATTATCATTATTAGATGATATGCTAGAAGATTTAGTAGATACCTCAGTTGATGCAGAGCAAGCAGTTAAAAAGGTAATCAGTATGAACCCTGCACTTAAGCATTATGAAACTGCACTTTTACAACTAGCTGAACCAAAATTCCCATGAAGCAAGTTTTAGTAGAAACGATTAATTTTTCACCTGTTAGAGCACTAACAGAGTCAAGATCTGATAGAGGTAATCCTGTAGTTGAAGGTATATTAGCTACAGTAGAAACTATTAATGAAAATGGCCGTTTTTATAAAAAATCTATTTGGGAAAGAGAAGTAGATAAATATAAACAACTTATAGCTGAAAAAAGAGCATTAGGAGAATTGGATCATCCTGATTCAATGAACATTAATCTTAAGAACGTTTGTCATAACATTACTGACCTTTGGTGGGATGGAAAAAATATTATGGGTAAATTAGAAATCCTACCCACTCCATCAGGTCAAATAGTAAAAAATCTAATTGATAACGGAATTACTTTAGGAGTATCTTCTAGAGGAACTGGTACACTACAACAAAGAGATGGTGTTAATGAAGTACAAGATGACTTTGAACTATTATGTTGGGACTTTGTATCTACTCCTTCTAATCCAGGATCATTCGTACAACCTATAAGAGAATCAAAACAATTAAACATAAAATCTAATATACATAATACAATATCAGAATTATTATGTATGCACGGTCAGTGTGAGATTTAATTTTTTTATATTTCTTACTATATTTATATTATATCACCATCCTAATATGGTGTAATTAATATTATATTTATACTATTATATCTCTACTAGATATAGAATTTCAAAACATTTATTATGGCAACATCTGATATGTTAAGACAAGCTATTGCTGATGCTAAAATCATTAAAGAAACAGCAATTGCTAATGCTAAAAACGCATTAGAAGAGGCTTTTACGCCTAAGTTAAAAGAACTTCTTTCTGAAAAAATTGAAGAAATGGATATGGAAGAAGAAATGGAAGAGGGTATGCATTACGAAGAAAAAGAAAAACATGATGAAGAAAAAGAAATGCACGAAGGTGACATGGATGAAGAAACTTCTAAGCCTCATGGTAATATCGGTCAACATACCCCAGAAGGAGAGCCTCTTGGTTTCCTAGAAGGAGATAAAGAAGAAGAAATGACTGAAGAAGATCTTGAAGAACTGCTTAAAGAAATGGAAGAAGAAATGCATAAAGAAGAAGAGGAGGAAGAAGAAGTGCATGAAGTAAAAGAAGAAGCTGAAGAAGTGCATGAAGAAGAAGTGCATGAGGAAGTTTCTGATGAAGATTTAATGGATCTTATTAAAGATGTAGTTAAGTCAATGGCAGATGCAGGTGAACTTGAAGGCGTTGAAGTAGAATTTGAAGAGCCTGAAGCTGAAGAAGAAGTTGAAACTGGGGAAGAAGAAGTTGAAGTTGAGACTGAAGAAGAGACAGAAGAAGAAACTGAAGAACTTGCAGAAATCATGAGAGAAAACGCTGAATTAAAAGAAGCTGTAGAGCATCTTACAACTCAGCTTAACGAAATTAACGTACTTAATGCTAAATTACTTTACGTTAACAAAATTTTCAAAGCTAAAAACTTGTCAGAAAGTAGAAAAGTTAAGCTATTATCTCAATTCGATGGAGCTAATTCCATCAAGGAGGTAAAATTAGTTTATAATACTGTAGTGGCAAATCTAGCAGAGGAAACTAAAGTTACTAAAAAATCATCTTTGAAAGAAGGTGTAGGTAGAGCTTCAAAACCTAGCGGAGTTTCAAGTAGAAAGCCAATTGTAAATGTTGATCCAACAATTGCAAGGTTTCAAAAACTCGCAGGTATTAAATAATTTTTTAAATTAAAACGATGTCAAAGCTAATTAATAATTTATTAGAAAGCTCTGCTAGTGGATGGAGATCCATGCAGGGTGATGCGGCTCGTCTCGCTGGCAAGTGGGCCAAAACTGGTCTTCTTGAAGGAATTGACGGCGATGTAGAGCGTAATAACATGGCTATGATTCTTGAGAATCAGGCTAAACAACTCGTAGTTGAGCAATCACAGACAGCAGGCTCAGCATTTACTACTAATGCTGGAACTGGTGCTAACTGGGCAGGTATTGCTCTACCATTGGTAAGAAAGGTATTCGGACAAATTTCTTCTCAAGAGTTTGTTTCTGTACAACCTATGAACTTACCTTCAGGTCTTGTATTCTTCCTAGATTTCCAATATGGTGGAACTAGCGATAGAGTTAACAAACCATTTAACTATGCAGGAGATGTATTCAAATCAGGATCTATGTATGGTGTTACTGATGCTGCTGGAGATCCAACTGATGGTCTTTATGGCGCTGGTAGATTTGGTTATTCATTAAACCAATTCTCTGCATCAGCTACTTGTACTGAGGCTACTGCTTCTTGGGCAGATGTTGAGTATAATTCTGAACTTTCTGCTTCAGTAGCTGCTGGTCAATTTACCACAATTGCATTTGCAACAACTGAATTAACAAACCCTGATCTTAAAGCAGTCCGTGCTTTCGTACTTACTTCAGGTTCGGGGGCAACAGATATTGGAGCTAAATTGTTACCAAAATATACTAAGGTAGTAGGTAGTAACATCCAATTTGTAGTAACTGGATCAGCTGGCACTTCACTTGTACCACAAGACGGGGAAAACTTCGTATATTACTACAAGCAGCCAGAAGATAACTCTCGAGGTGACTTTGAAGATGCAGCTTCTGCTGGACGTCCTAACGCTAGATCAGTTGCTGGTGATGTATTAAACATTCCACAAGTAGATGTTAAGCTTAAGTCTGAAGGTATCATTGCTAAAACTCGTAAGCTTAAAGCACAGTGGACTCCTGAGTTTGCACAAGACTTGAATGCTTACCAAGCACTTGATGCAGAAGCAGAATTAACTTCTATCATGTCTGAGTATATCGCTCTTGAGATTGATCTTGAGATCCTTGATATGCTTATTGGTGATGCAGCTGCTGCTGATGAGTACTGGTATGCTA